CTCGCTGCGGCTGCAGGGGTGAATTATTCGACCCTGTGGAAGTGGCTCAACCATCCGTCGTGGCCCTTCGGCCGTCGTGGTCCGTTTGACGTTCGGGCTGTCGTGGCCTGGCGGGTAGCTATCCTGGCGTGGGATCACGACGGCACGGCACCGGAGCCGGACTACGAGGCGTTCCGGGCTGCGATGGAGGCGGCCAGTCTGGAGCTGCCGGAGCCTGGCGACCCGATGCCTACGACTATGCAGGAGGCGACTCTACGGCTCCGTCTTGCAGACATTCGCTGGCGTGAGATCAAGACGGACATCCTGCTAGGCCGGTACATTGAGCGGACAGTCAGCGACAATGTCTACCTCCGCGCCATGGGTGCGGTCCGAGCGAAGCTTGAGGCATGGGTCCAGGCCATGCCGGAGATGTTCCACAATGCTGATCGGGCGCGAATCGCCAAACTGGCGGCGGCTCGCTACGACAAACTGTGCGCAGAGTTGCAGGCTATGGAGAGGATCGACCTGGCTGTAGCGGTCGAGGCTGAGCGGCATGATGACTTGAAGGATGAAAAAAAGGTTAAGGCAGCGAAGCGGGGGCATAGGAAGATAAAACAGTGAACCGATGGTATACCCATCAACCCATGGCCTGGTACACAGGGACATATAAGCCGTGGATCGGCGGTCTCTGTGGCCATGTTGCCTGGAAGCTCTCTGTGTGGTGTTTTCGGTTGGCTGATCGGATTCTACCCCCGGATAGTTGCGGGGCCCTGGCGCCGCGATTTCCAGTGCGATTCCGCTTGCGGTCGTGGGTGATTTCGTGTGCTTCGTATGTGCTGCATACTCGAAATCCGTACTACCCATGGGTACAGCGGCCGCGTTGGCCTCGAGTGTTCGTTTGGTTAAATATACAGGACTGTATTCGGGGCTTGGTACATGGGCACGACGTTAATATATGGAGAAAGCGGTAAACGAACAATCCCTTGACGTGTTCGTTCTCGACGAGACCCGTCGTAACGCATGGAAACCACGCGAGCGTTTGACGGTGACTCAGTGGGCAAACGCGTATCGGCAGCTCACGGGCAGCAGTATGCCTGGGCCCTACGATGTGCGGATGACACCGTACCTTCAAGGCGTCATGGATGCCTTCAACCTGCCGAACATTGAGATGGTTGCATTTGTGAAGTCTGCGCAAGTCGGCGGGACCGAGGCGCTCAACAACATGATCGGGTTTGCGATCGACCAGGAGCCGGGTCCGATCCTGTACGTCTATCCGACGGAAGGGGCTGCGAAAGAGGAATGCCGCGAGCGGTTATCGCCGATGATTGAGCAGAGCCCGAAGCTGGCGGCTCATATCACAACGCAAGGTTGGAATACGCTCCAAGAGCTCGAGTTGGATAACGTGCGGATTTACATGGCCTGGGCGAAGGCGCAGTCTACACTGATCCGCCGTGCCATTCGCTGGGCATTTATTGACGAGGTTGACAACTGCGATCAGCAGGCTGGGCGGCTCGGGAATACGGTCAAGTTGGTGCGTAAACGGTTGACCACCTTTACAGGTCGCTGCAAGCTGGTGCTGAACAGTACGCCGAGCGTCGAGCACGCTTCGGCATGGCAGACGTATCTCAACAGCGATCGGCGAGCATATCATGTACCCTGTCCGAAGTGCGGCGAGTATCAAGTCCTGCGGTTTGAACAGATCAAGGTACCGGAAAAAGAACGAGACTCCCAGCGTATCCGCCGGCTCGATCTTGCATGGTACGAGTGCGACTCCTGCGGGGCGGAGCTAAAGGACAACAAGCACAAGCCGTGGATGGTTGAGCGCGGCGTGTGGCTCACGCACACGGAGACGATAACCCAATCCCTGCCAGTAAACCGGCGTCGAATCGTCGAGCGCGCAGCATTCGATCATCCGCAGCGGTGGCTGCCTGCGATTACCGGAGACCCGCCGCTGACGGATGTCGCAGGCTTTCACATTAATGCCTTGTATTCGCTGTGGCGCAACTGGTCGGAGATCATCGCTGAATTCCTGGAGTGCAAAGACGACCCAGAGTCGCTGCGGGTTTTCGTCAATGCGACGCTCGGCGAGCCCTGGCGTGAGGCGATTGAAGAGGTCAAGGTCAGCGAGCTAGAGGACAAGCGAGAGAAGGGTTTGCCCCGCGATGTGGTGCCGAAAGAAGTCAATGCAATCGTTGTGGGCGCCGACGTGCAGAAGACGCATATCTATTACATCGTGCGAGGATGGGGACAACATCGCGAGAGTTGGCTGATCCGCCATGGCATCTGTATGACACTGGATGAGTTGATGGTTGTCGCTCGCAAGCGATATGATCGTCAGCGTGCATCCCCCATCAGTGCGATGGTCTTGGCGATTGATGCAAACTACCGGACACACGAAGTCTACGAATTTGCTCGTGCTAATCCCGGAGTGCGATGCTGCAAGGGGCAGCAGGCACCGGCATATAGTGTCCGACCTTCACCAGTCCAGTACACGCTTGGCAAGAGCACAGTGATTCAGCAGGTTATGCTTTTCCATGTCAATACGTCGATGTACAAGGAGATGCTACACCGGATGATCCATACGCCAATGGGCGATCCGGGCTGCTCGCACCTTTACCTGGAAACGGAAGACGACTATTGTAACCAAGTGACAGCGGAGACTCAGGTATGGAAAACAGTAAGCGTAGGAAGGGCGAAACGGCGGGTGGCCGTATGGGAACCGAAGACGGCGCACGAGCCGAATCATTATCTGGACGCGGAGGTTTACGGGCTGGCGATAGCGGACTTCAGCGGCCTCCTGGCGACTCGCCGCCCGGTAAAGTTGCAGGCGACAGCGGAACGCTCACAGAAAGAGGGCCCGACGTTCGCAACACCGGACGGGAGGCCGTTTCTGGCAACCGAGCGGTCGTAACAGATGAGCTGACTATCACACTGCCGACGGCTCCGATCAGCCCGAACGCTCACGTGGCTATTCACGTCGAGGTCCAATTGACTCATGCACAGCGGTATGCTTTGCGGCATGTCCTCAACGGATGCCACGCGCAGAATGCCGAGTTAGACTCCGGTCGGCTGGTAGCAACTCCGCCAGATACAGTTCGGTATATCCTTGAACGAATCGCACACGCTATGCCGACTGGCCCGTAGTATCCGACAAATCCGATAGCACGATAGCCAATTCGTTGTGGCTGGCACGCGAATGTAGCCTATGCTACGCGCGTGGCTGTAATTGACTCAACTAGTACGACTGCTGACATTGAAGCAGCCTACCTCGACAACTGCGGTTACGAGGAGGATGCAAGCATCGTCAAGGCGCAACGGTTCATAACCGCATGTCGGGCGATGTTGCGCCGCGGCGGCCTAACAGGCTTCCGTGTAGGCGCGCAGAGCAGTACGTATTCACCTGAGCAGCTTGAGCGGCAGATCCTACGGGCAAAGCAATTCATTGCATCCGAGGCAACACCGGCCAACGGTGGGGCAGGTGCGCGCGCATTTTCCTTCGCAGAGTACCGGACCTAGCTATGGCACGAAGACGGCAGGCATTCCCGATTGCAGGATTAGCGGAAGCCTTCGGCGAGCTTCGATCTGATTACAACATGGCACAGACCGGGCGGTTCCGCAAACGCTTAACCGGCGTATCCTCTGCCGGCAGTGGCGCTGATTACCACTATCGCTCACAGGCCGACTACCTGCGCATCATGGAGCTGTCACGGTCGTTTGATCGCAACGATCTCGTTGTTGGGCAAGGGATAAACCGGACCGTCAACAACGTCGTACAAGACGGCTTTCGTCACCGGGCGAAAACAGGCGATGCGGGACTGGATAAGGAACTACATGAACGCTGGGAAGCGTGGAGCACTAATCCGGCCCAATGCCACAAGGGTAAGGAATTCGACCTTCACGATCTAGCGTGGTTTAGCCTTCGGCATTCTCTCGTTGACGGCGACATATTCGTGTTCCCCGACCGCGACGGCAGTCTGGAACTTGTCGAGGCCCATCGGGTGCGGACGCCCTCGAATACGACACGCAATGTCGTACATGGGATTTTGCTAGACGAGCATCGCCAACATAAGGAGGTCTGGGTAACCAAAGAGGACCTGAGCCCGCTCCAGGCGGTCGCGCGGGTCCGCGATATTACTCCATTCCCGGTCCGGGATGCTGACGGCAACCGGTTGATTCAGCAAGTGTACCAACCAAAGCGGATTTCGCAAACCCGTGGCATAAGCGTCTGTGCGCCGATCGTTGACGCGGTCGGTATGCATGACGATATCCAATTCGCAAAGTTGGTACAACAGCAAGTCGTCAGTTGTTTCGCCGTCTTGCGCGAAACCCCGCTAGGGCATTTAGGCGGGTCGCTTGGCCAATATGGCGAAGAGGAGGAACAATCGCTCAGCGACGGTACGACGCGGACCCTAGAGGGCATTGCACCTGGGCTAGAAGTTACAGGTCGGCCAGGTGAAAAGCTGATCGGCTTTTCGCCCCAGGTTCCAAACCCTGAATTCAAACCTCACGCTTTACTGATTTTGACCTTCATCGCGATCAATTTAGACCTGCCCCTTGCAGTCTTGCTACTTGATCCGACGATGACGAATTTCTCTGGTTGGCGCGGTGCGCTCGACCAGGCTAAGTTCGGATTTCGCAGGCAGCAACGCTTGACTGCCAATCGTTTCTACACCCCGATCTACGAATTCCAGGTGCGTCATTGGGCTGCTACGGATTCGGCTTTACGGCGGCGATTAACGCAGGACCCGGCCCGGGTTCTCGTGCATGAATTCAACCCGCCGGTGTGGCCATACATTCAGCCCGTTGACGATTCCATGGCTGCAACTATTCAGATGCGTACCGGGCAGACGAGCCTGCGCCGCTTTCATGCCTCGCGCGGAAGCGACTGGGATCTGATATCCACGGAACAAGTAGAAGACAGCGCTCTGGCAATCCGCAAGGCTAAGCTCGCGGCACAGGAGATCAATGCGGAATTCGACGATGGGGCTCCCGTACACTGGCGCGAACTAATCAATCTGCCGACGCCGGATACGATGCCGGTGCGTTTGCCGGAGCCATTCATGGAGGACTCAAGAAATGAGCGAAACGGATCAGATGACCGCTTTGCTTCCGCGGGATTGCGTGTGGGCGCTTGAGCTGACGCAAGCTGACCGAATGCAGCAAGTGCCTACAGGTGTCATAGAGACGGCATTACGTATGCCGCAGAACTTCAAGTTCGACCTGCCGATGTCATTGATTGATGATGTCGCAATCATTCATATCTCTGGTATCCTGACGAAACTGCCGGGCATTTGGCAGATCATCTATGGTGGCACGGCAACCTCGCTCATTGGCGAGGCTGTTCGCGAAGCTGGCAGCGATAAGGCTATCCGGGCAATACTGCTCAAGATCGATTCGCCCGGCGGCTCTGCGGATGGGTTGGCCGAAGTGGCAGATGCACTATGGGAAGTGCGGGGACGAATGCCACTGTATGCGCAGGTCGTCGGTATGGCCGCCTCTGCCGCTTATTATCTCGCCAGTCCGGCTAAACGTATCTACGCTCAACGCATGGATCTAGTCGGAAGCATCGGTACGCGATTGATGCTCTACGACTGGTCGCGATTCTTCGCAAATGCCGGCGTCGAGGCCGTCCCGATTGATACTGGGCCGTATAAGTCGGCAGGGGCATTAGGTACGGAAGTGACGGCTGAACAGCGGCAGTATTTCCAAGGTATCGTCGATGCGTTTTTCGATGACTTTGTGTCGCAGGTCGCACGGGGTCGCAGTATGACCCCAGATGCCGTGCGCACAGTGGCCGATGGGCGCATATATCCGGCTAATACTGCGTTCTCGCTAGGTCTCATAGATGGCCTGCAATCGTTTGAAACTACGCTTGCTGAAGTGCAAGCAGCGAGTAGATCGCGAACCGTGAAACAATCAAAGGAGTTGACTATGGCCAAAGTAGAGTCGGAGAATAGTCCCGCGCAAGACGCCCCGATACAGATGTCAGTAGAGACAGGATGTCGCCCGGCGACACTTGACGAATTGAAAAAGGCATTGCCAAAGGCAGATGCCGCATTCCGCGAAGTGTGCCTTAGTGCTGGCGATACGGTAGAAACGGCACAGGCGCGGTGGATTGAGGTATTGCAAGAACGGGCCGAAGCATCGCAGGCACACAACAGCCCGCCAGGCATCGACACTCCAGGAATTGCACGTTATCGCGATCGACCTGCATCTGCGTCGGCGGCAACGGACGAATTCAATGCAGCAGTGCGTGAACGTATGCGCACTGACGGCATCGGGCGACATGACGCAATCATGCGCGTGGCACGTGGAGACCCGGATTTGCACCGGGCGTACATCGAGGCAACCAATCCGCAATCCCGGAAAGTGCAAGAGCTGATTGCGGCGAGGTTTGGTGACTATTAAGTCAACGTACAGTTACTGAAAGGATAGCAGAATGAGAATCAATGCGACAGGCGTGATTTCCCTGCCGTGCAGCGCTGCTCTTGGTCCATACCTAAGGGTCAAACGGGATGCGACTTATGGGCTAGCTGTAGCAGGGGCGGCAGACAAGGAGCTCGGAACCCTGGATAGCAGGCACATTGCCTCCGGGCTTGGCACTACCGAACAGGCTGCGGTCGTTGCACCGAACGTATCCGGGACGGTAAAAATGGTGGCAAGTGGTGCGATCACAGCCTATGAGCCGGTATTCGCTGCGGCCGCGGGGAAAATCTCCGCCACACGAAACGGCAACTTCATTGGCTACGCCCTCGAAACCGTAACGGCTGACGGCGATTATCTGGAAGTGCTTCGCGTCAATAATGACGGCACATCCAAGACGGTCGAAGCGCATACGGCCGATGACACGCTTACAGTAGCTGAGTCTGGCAGCGTGCATACTACGGTTGGCGCAGAAGCCGCCGTTACCTTTACGCTGCCGGCCGCTGTCGTGGGTCTTGAGTATTTCTTCCGCGTTGGCGCGGCTCAGGAATTGCGGATTGATCCCGATGGCACGGAAACTATTGCGCTCCCGTCAACGGGCGTACAAGGTGCTGCTGGCAAGTATCTGACAGCGAATGCGGACGGCGAGAGTGTCCATATCGTGTGTGACAAGGCAGGCGAATGGACCGTCTATGGATATACGGGAACGTGGGAAGCGCAGAGCTAAACCACGCTACCAGGTCGTTTCGTAAAGGAGTTTAAGCTATGGCTTTGCCGAGTGTTGCAATCACGCGGTTTGATCTCGGTTCCACGTTCTCGGAGTTCAATCTTGCAACTGCGAGACGTGGTTTCATTGGACCGCAGTGCCTGCGCCCACGACTGGTAGGCGTGCAGGCTGCGGATGTAGGCAAAATCCCCATCGAAGCATTGCTATCGACAAAGCGTGATTCGCGAGCGCCGAGCGCCGCTTATCGGCGTGGGGACTTCGAGTTCACGAAGTTTTCCTATGCGACTGACGAGCACGGCTGGGAAGAGCCTATGGACGATCGAAAGCTGGCGATGTATCGCGATCTTTTGGATGCGGAGGCGATTCATGCGCAGCGGGCGACCGACTTCGTATTGCGCAACGTCGAGATTGACGTTGCAGCGGCGCTGTACGATACGGACGTATGGACGGGCGATACCTTGACGACTGTGATCACGAACGAATGGGATGACCATACGAATGCGGTCCCGCGTGATGATGTTTTCGCCGCCAAGGAAAAGGTCTTAGTCGGCAGCGGACTTGAAGCGAACGCGCTAATCTGCAACTCAAAGCAGTTCTGGCACGCCACGCATACCGACGACATCGAGGGACTCATCAAATATTCCGGCGAGGACGACCCGAAACGTATGAGTGTGCAAGCGCTCGCTACGATTTTGCAGCTTGATTACATCCTCGTTGCCGGCGGCATCAAGAACGAGTCTATCGAAGGTCAGGACGCATCGCTTGCGCGGATCTGGAGTGACGAGTACATGATGGTCGCCCGCGTGGCTACTACAGATGATCCGCAGGAGCCGTGCGTTGGTCGTATGTTCGTCTGGGCTGGCGATGGTCCTGGCGCCCCGGGTACTGACGAAGAGCTGGCAGTAGTCGTAGAGGAATATCGCGAAGAGGCGCGACGCGGCAGCGTGATTCGTGCGCGAAACGATCGGGATATCGTTATCATGTATCCCGAGGCGGCGCACCTGCTGTCCAATGCAATCGGGGGCTGATGACTGAAACGCTTGATACGCTTGCAACGCACGAGTTTGTCGCGCATGGTTTGGCAGCAGCATTCCATGCGCGAACGATTACCTACCATCCCAACGGCGGTGATGACGTGTCGCGCAACGGCGTATTCGAGGAGCAGCAGGGCATCGAAGGTCTTGATGATCGCGGCAACAAACGCTGGGTGCGGACTGGCACGCTGTGGATTGCAGCCGATGCGACGAACGGCGTCGCCAGTCCGCAACTCGCCGATGAGGTAACGATCGCCTCAGAGAAATGGAGCGTTGTGTCGTATGTTAAGCAAGCCGGCGTGTGGGAATTGGAATTGCGTAGATCCGCTCCACTGACTCGTGGAGCGACAGGCTACACGCTCAGACCAGTGTAATGTGCAATGGCGACAGTACCCAAATATGTCCAGGCGTTGCCTGCAGAGCATTTGCGCAATCTGATTTCCTCGTCCGCAGCCTTCCAAGCGTGGGTAGGCGCTGCGAATGAAAGTGCAGCGCTCTCGTGGATTTTCTATGCCGACGTTCCGACGATTCCTGCCAACGGCATATTCGTCTGCATTGGCCCGCCCCAAGATGAGGAAGACTCGTTCAGATTGACGTCGCGCGGCGCCCCGAATGATTATGCTGTTGCCGGGCGGCTTCATTTCGTAGTCAGGGCCAAACGCACAACCACGGATTCTATCGCCGACCAAGTTCTGGCGTTTTGGAATGCGATTGGTTTGATGGTCGAACAATGGGTGGCGAATAGCGGCACAACGGGTGCGAATGGCGCGCGTCTAGCGTTTACCGAATTGCACTGCACAG